ACAGATGCAGGTTTTAGAAGAGCTATTCAGCGTCTTGATGATGCTGATGTTCCAATGGAAAATCGTAGCTTTGTTATACCACCTGTAGCTCGTAATACAATGATGGGTCTTTCAAGATTTACAGAGCAAGCCTTTACAGGCGAGTCTGGAAATGCTAACACAATTAGAAATGGTCAGATTGGTGACATATATGGAGTTAAAGTATATGTTTCTACTAATGCTGCTACTACTTCTGGTTCTGGTGGTGCAAGGGCTTCGTTACTTTTCCACCCTGAGTGGGCTGTATTGATTGAGCAATTATCTTTAAGAGTGCAAACACAATATAAGCAAGAGTACTTAGGTACTTTACTAACTGCTGATACCCTTTATGGTGTTGGTGAGTTGCGTGATAGCTCTGCTGTTGCGTTAATTGTACCTGCTTAATTAACTATAAGGGTTGGCTTTAATTAGTCAACCCTACTTTTTATCTTAAGGAAAAACAATGGCTACAAAAGTACAAAGAGGACAGCATAGGCAGTTTCAAAATGCTTTTACAGACACATGGGCTGTATCAGATAGTTTTAATTTTGGAAGTGTTGGTGACGGAAACGAAGAAGTTACGGCTGTTACAGTTTCTGGAGTAAACTTAGGTGATATGGTATTAGGAGTTGCTACAAATAGCTCTGCATTAGATACTAATTTAGTTGCTAGTATTACTGGAGCAAATACATTAGAGTTTATGATAGAAAATAACACAGGCGGTGCTATTGATTTAGCAACAGCTACTTATAGTTGCTTTATAGGTAGACCTAACTTTTAATATAACCCACCTAGTGTGGGTTTTACTTTATAAGGGTTATCATGGCTTTTTTTAGAGGCACAGGAGGTGCTGATACTGCTACATTTGAGCAACTGCCTTTAGCTGTTAGCGAAGGCGGTACAAGTGCTACTACTGTTGCTTCTGCTAGGTCTGTTTTATTACCATCATATGCAGGAGCTGATTTTGTATTAACAGTTAATGCAGATGCTACTGATGTTACGTTTGCAACTGCCGCTGGTGTTGATAGTGTTTCTCTTAGCGAAGCAACAGCAAACTTTACAGGAGTATTACAGAATGGCGGTAGTAATGTGGTGGTCGATACAGATATCGGTTCAACTGTGCAAGCACACGATGCTGATACAGCCAAGTTGGATACTACTGCAAACTTTACAGTCTTATTACAACAAAGTGCTAGTAATGTATTAAAAGCATCTGATTTAGGAGTATCAGTACAAGCATATGACGCAGATACAGCAAAACTAGACGCAGCAACTGCTAATTTTACAGGAGTATTACAAGATAGCGGTGCAAACGTTTTAACAACAGCCAGCACCATTGAAGGGGGTACATATTAATGGCTACTATATTAACAAAAAAGAAAGACAGTTCTGGAATACCAGCAACTGCTGATTTAACAAATTCTACTGGTGGTGCTGAACTAGCTATTAATACTGCTGATAAAAGACTATACACTAAAAATAGCAGTAATGTTATTGTAGAAGTAGGAGTTAATCCTGCTACTTTAGATGTAGTAGGTAATGCTTCAGTTGGTGGTACTTTATTAGTAGAAGAAACTTTTACTTTTGCTACTGCTAATAGTACAGGAACATTATTAGTCTCAGGCGGAGTATCTGACTCTGATGGTAGTTTAAGAGATGTTCCGCAATCTAGAACAGTAGATAATAGTGCTAATTTAGCAACTACTGATTTAGGTAATTTTGTTTTAGCAATTTCAGCAGGTGTAACAATGACTATACCTGCTAGTACTTTTGATAGTGGAGATATATTATCTATTATTGCTAGAGGTTCTTCAGCACAAATTAGTGCAGCTATAGGAGGCATGATTGTAGCTGGAAATGCTAGTGCTACAGCGGTAGCAACTATAGCAGATAATGGAGTAGCTAGTTTAATCTTTACTTCTGCTGCTGGTTGTTTTGTTACAGGAAATGTGAGTTAAATATGACAGGCATACATCAACTTTTAATGACTAATTTTAGTATTGGTGTTAGTGATCAGACTGCAACTATTTTAGTAGTGGCTGGGGGTGGTGGTGGTGGTCCTGCAAGTGGTCTTGAAGCTGTTGGAGGAGTACTAATTCAGGCTGATGGTAGTACAAAAACAGTTCAAGGAGGTAGGGGTGCTGGAGGAGGTGCTGGTGGATTAATTTTTCTTGATAGTGAATTTCCAATGGTTGCTGGTACTGAGTACACAATTACTGTAGGTACTGGAGCATTTATGTCTAGAAAGGGCAGTAACTCTGTAGTGACAGGAGGTGGCAGAACATTAACTGCTATTGGGGGAGGTGCTTCAGGAGCAGATGACAATAACAGTAATTTAATGAATAAAGGTGGTGGTTCTGGAGGGGGTGCTTGGTGGAGTGGTACTCAAATTGGAGGGTGTGCTGAACAAACATCACTTACTAATGATGGCATATCAACTTACAGCACAACAGGTTTTGGTAATAAGGGTGGAGATGGCAACGGTGCCCATCCTTATGGTGGCGGTGGCGGTGGAGCTGGAGCAGCTGGTGGATCAGGTGCTAATAGCAATGGTGGCAATCATGGTGGTATTGGAAAAGAAGTTGATATTTTAGGTGCTTCTGGTGTTTTCTATGCTGGTGGAGGTGCTGCTGTAGATTTTAATTCTGCTATTCAAGGTACTGCTACAACGGCTGGTGGTATTCAAGTAAATAATGGGCATAAAGGTGGTGGTGGTTTTGGTGACAATAGTGTAAATACTACTGCTGGAACTACTCTCACTAATGGAGTTCCTAATACTGGTGGTGGTGGTGGATCAGGTGGAAATGGAGGTAAAGGCGTTGTAATTATTCGTTTGCCAAATGCAGCAACTTCAACTACAGGTGCTCCATCAGAAACAACTGTTGGAGGTGAAATTGCATATTATTTTTCTTCTGATGGTACATTAACGATTTAACTTTGGATTTAATACATGGCTTATTTTGCAAAATTAAATGATAACAATGAAGTGATTGGGGTTCATTCGGTAGCAAATATTATATTGGTAGATGGTGATGGCAATGAGCAAGAGTCTTTAGGTGTTGAATTTTTAACTAAATTATATAAACATTCTAATTGGAAACAAACTAGTTACAACACAAGATTTAATCACCATTCTCAAAATGGCACTCCATTTAGAAAAAATTATGCAGCTGTTGGAATGATTTATAACCCAACAATTGATGGCTTTATATATCCTCAACCCTATACTTCATGGACATTAAATAGTTCTTTAGGGGTATGGCAATCACCTCTAGAAAAACCAACAATTGAAAATGACGTAATTGGTGGGTCATACTATGAGTGGGATGAAAGTTTATATCAATCAGACAACACAAAGGGTTGGGTTTTAATTACACCTTAAAATGAATACAGAAACTTCTAACAAAATAACAAAGGCTTTTAAACAACTTATAAAGAATATAAACTATGCATGAAGAAATAAAACCATTATTTGACATAGCTTCTATAATAACTGTTATAGGTTCTTTAGCTGAAGTGTTGCCACCATTAGCAGCTTTAGCTACTTTAATATGGTCTATGATTAGAATATACGAAACTAAAACTGTTCAAAATATTATTAACAAAACTAAGGAGAAATAATATGCCAATGGGAAAAGGAACATACGGATCAAAAATGGGCAGACCACCTAAAAAAGAAATGAAGAAAACAAAGCCTAAGAATAAACCAATGAAGAAAATGATGATGCCTAAACGTATATCAAGGGGCAGATAAATGGCTAAGAATATGCCACATTATTTTAAAGATGGTAAAGAACATAAAGGCAGTATGCACAAAATGTCTGATGGTGCTTTACACTCAGGAAAAACTCATACAAAAAATAGTAAAAGGCTTTATCATTTTAATGAGTTATCTAAAACAGCAAAAACAAAGGTTAAAAGTGGTAACAAAAAAGTCTAGTAAATCACCTACTCCTACTAATAAAGCATTATATAGTAGAGTAAAATCAGAGGCAAAGCGTAAGTTTGATGTTTACCCATCAGCTTATGCTAATGCTTGGTTAGTTAAAACATACAAAAAAAGAGGTGGGGGTTACGCATAGTGTCTCTTAAAGAATGGTTTGGTAAAGGAGCTAAAGGAGATTGGGTAGATATTGGCGCATCTAAAAAAAATGGAAAGTTTCAACCATGTGGTAGAAAGTCTACAAAAAATAGTAAAAGAGCTTATCCAAAATGTGTACCAAGAAGTAAAGCAAACACTATGACTAAAGCACAAAGAG